TGCGCGATTAGCTCCTGCTGGTATTAGGGTTGAGCCGATAGATGGCCTTGACTATGCACAAAGCTGCGATGAGTTACTGGGAGCAATCTCATCTCAGCGGTTGGCTCACTCGGGACAAGATGAGCTGACAAAGCAATGCCTATCCGCCGTCAAGCTACCCTTTGGAGACGGCGGCTGGGTAATGGGTCGCAAGGTGAGTAATACGACAATCTGCGGAGCAATTGCTTCGGCCTTAGCAACACACTATGCAACTATGGCTGAAAGTAGCGTTGATATTCAAATAGTGTAAGTACGCTCATTTACAATGTAAGTAATGGGTGCTATAAGAGATTTTCTATTTCCACAGGTTCAAGCTGCAAAGCCAGGAATCGTAACTGATGTCCAAGCTGGGCTGACTCCAGTTCAAATTGCTGACTCGGTTTATAACATACTTGGCGGATCAACAAATACTACTCGCGCACTTGCTATGTCAGTGCCTTCAGTAGCTCGCGCAAGAAATATTATCTGCGGAACTATCGGCTCATTACCTTTAACAACTTTCAATCGTATTACTGGTCAGTATGTTGATCCACACAGAGTTATCAATCAGCCAGACCCAAGAGTCGCAGGATTCGTAATTTATTGCTGGCTCGCAGAAGATATCTGGCTATATGGCGCTGGTTATGGCCAAGTGCTAGAAATGTATTCTGCAACTGATGGCGGTCGAGTCAGAGCTTGGACTCGCGTAAGTCCAGACCGCGTTACAGTCGATACAGATTATTTAAATATAACAATTACTGGATATAAGGTTGATGGCAAGTCCGTCCCAATGCAAGGCGTTGGTTCATTAATTCGATTTGATGGTGGAGATGAAGGCTTACTACACCGCGCTGGCAAAACAATTGCAGCAGCAGTTTATCTTGAGAACGCAGCAGTTAATTATGCTAAAGAGCCTGCTCCTTCAATGGTGTTAAAGTCTAATGGAACTAATCTAACTGCCGAAAGAATTTCATCATTACTAACTGCTTGGAAAACTGCTCGCCAATCTCGCTCAACAGCATTTCTAAATGCAGATGTAGAATTACAGCAATTTGGTTTTGATCCTAAATCAATGCAACTTGCAGAGGCGCGTCAATATGTAGCACTAGAATTAGCTCGGGCCTGTGGAATACCTGCCTACTTCTTGAGCGCCGAAACGACTTCTATGACTTACTCAAACGCGGTGTCCGAGCGGCGCTCATTAGTAGATTTCTCACTTCGCCCAATACTTAAGGCAATTGAGGAACGCCTATCATTGCCGGACTTTACACCCAATCCAGTAATGACGCGCTTTGCACTTGATGATTTCTTACGCGGTAACGCATTAGAGAGAGCGCAAGTTTATGAAATTCTTAACCGCATTGGCGCGATGAGCGTTGAGCAGATTCAACGAGAGGAAGATTTAATACCTAATGAAAGTTAATATCCCAATGGTCGTTACAGCGGCCGACACAATAAAGCGCACCATAACTGGCACTATTGTCACTTGGAACGAGCAAGGCAATACTTCAGTTGGCCCAACAGTATTCTCAGCAGATTCAATTGAAATGAAGCCAGTGAAGCTTCTTCTAGAGCACGACCGCACTCGCCCTATCGGCAAGATGGTTGCGCACAATGTAACGAGCTCTGGAATTGAAGCCACCTTTAAGATTGCTAATACTATGGCTGGAGAAGATGCCCTAGTTGAAGCAACTGAAGGATTACGCGATGGATTTAGCGTAGGCGCTCAAATTAATGAATGGACAAATGTTAAGGGCGTTATGCAGATTACTTCAGCAACTTTGGATGAAGTATCTCTAGTAACTGATCCTGCAATTGATTCTGCTCGCGTAAGCGAAGTAGCAGCGTCAGAGAATGAAGCACCAAAAGAAGATTCTGACTTGGCAACCGCTGATTCAGAGAAACCAACCGAAGGAGACCAAGTGTCTGACACTACCGCTCCTGCTCCTGCCGTTGAAGAAGCGGTAGAAGCAGCTAAAGCAAATATGGTTGAGGCAGCTCGCCCAGCCTTTTACACAGCCCCTCGCCTTGAATTTTCAAAGGCAAAATATCTTGAGAATAGCGTTCGCGCTAAGCTCGGTGATGACGCTGCTCGCCAGTATGTTATGGCAGCAGATGACACCACTTCAAATAACGCTGGCTTGATTCCTACTCGTCAATTAACCGAGGTAATCAACCCACTATCAAATGCTGATCGTTCAACAATTGATGCAATCTCTCGCGGAGTCCTACCAGATGCTGGTATGAGCTTTGAGATTCCAAAGATTACAGCCGTTCCAACAGTTGAAGATGAGAACGAAGGCGATGCAATTGTCGAGACAGGAATGACCAACAGCTTCCTAACAGTAAATGTTAATAAGTATGCAGGTGGCCAGACCTTCTCCGTTGAACTTCTTGACCGAAGCAATCCAGTATTCTTTGATGAGCTAGTCCGTCAGATGGAATACGCTTATTCTTTAGCAACCGATAAATTCGTTGCTGCTCAACTTCTTGCTAATGGTCAGTTAGCACCAACAGCCAAAGCAAATACCGCGACAGGATTACTTGAGTTCGTTGCTGAGGCAGCTGCTGAAGTTTATGCTGATTCTCTTGGATTTGCTCGTAACTTGATTGTTACACCTGAGCAATGGTCTAAGATTATGAGCTACAACGATTCAGGTCGTCCAATTTACACAGCTTCACAGCCACAAAATGCAGGTGGAGCAGTAAGCCCACAGAGCCTTCGCGGTAATGTTGCTGGACTTGATCTCTATGTATCTCGCGCTCTTGGTATTAACCAAAGCGTTACTCCAACTGGAGATGGATCAATGATTGTAATTAATCCTGATTCTTACACTTGGTATGAATCCAGCAGATTCCGTCTGCAGACAAATGTGGCTCTAAACGGCCAGATTGAGGTTGCTTACTACGGCTATGGAGCACTTGCCGTTAAAGTTGCAAATGGTTCTTGCCACTTCAACTTAACCTGATAAAACCCTAGTAGTGACGGCCAGTCCGCTCCCGAGCTGGCCGCTCACCTAACTGCTTGAAAGGATGACGAGATGCCAACAATAGTTACGGCCACAGAGCTTAGGACGATTCTTGGCGTTTCGTCATCCCTGTATAACGATGCTTATCTCAATGACATATGTGATGCAGCTGAAAACTTAGTGCTTCCAATGCTAGTCAGTTATTCAGCGCCAATTGCCAAGGTCGAGCGCTCCGATGATGTAGTCGTATTTACTACACAGGGAGAGCACCCTTTTAGCGTAGGTCAGTCAGTAGTAATTACTGGCGTTAATAACACCTTCAACGGCACTCACACAATCACCGATATTGGCCCAGACTTTTACTTTGAGTTTCCTAATTTTACCAACCCAGCCAACTTTAATATTGGCAATCTAAACCTAGAATTTACAGTCGCATTAGTTGGCGCAGATGTAAATGAATTTAATGTAATCCCTGCTGGCAAGGCAACCCTTACTGGCGCTTCAACCTATGTTGCTAATCCCAATGTAGAGGCAGCAGTTCTAACCATTTCAGTCGAAATCTTCCAAGCTAGAACAGCCGCTGGTGGATCAATAGAAGGCGTAGATTTCGCAGTAACCCCTTACCGCCTATCTAAGAATTTACTTGCCAAGGTAACTGGCTTACTTGGCCCATACCTTGATGTAGAGACGATGGTTGGTTAATGCCATCAACAATTGCCACAGATGTTAGAGGCGCTATAAAGACTGCGCTTGCTGGCGTAGCTGCCAACATTTACGACTCAGTTCCTGAAGCGCCTATTGTCCCAGCAATTATTGTCATTCCAGACTCGCCCTATATGGAGCTTGAAGTCTTGGGAAAAGCCACAACTAGAGTTAAATTAAATTACACCATCACCGCTTGCGTTGCGTATTTCAGCAATGCCGCTGCTTTAGATAACTTAGAGCAAATGGTCATTAGTATTCTTGGCGCATTAAATGCGTCCAAGTATGAGTTATCAATAGTCGAAAGACCTTCGGTAACGGAAGTAGGAACTACTACCCTGCTAGTTTCAGATATACGCTTGAGCGTCCGCTACGAGCAAACCGCATAGGAGACCCAAATGCCAACAACAGTAATAACTGGGCGCGATGTGACATTCACACTCGATAGCGCTGCTTATGACGCCCAGACAACTAGTGCAGTCCTAAGCTGCGACACAATTATCGAGACCTATCAAACCCTTGATGGT